TTTCCCTTCTCCTCCGCCACAAAACTACATTTTTTCCTCGGCCTTTTTTTACATTTTATCACTGGCGATGACACCGGGAACCAGTTTCTGGGAACGGGAGGCCAGGACGGAAAACTCCAGCGTCCGCTCCCCGGAGAGGCGGTCGGTCAGGGACGCGGAGAGGACGCTGGGAAAAGTGTACAGCTTGGACGTTCCCTTGTAGATTTCAATTTGCATACAGACCTCCTATCCCATGCCGAGATTCCGCACATAGACCTGGTTCTGGGACCATTGAATCTCAGCCAGGATGCGGGAAAGCGTAGTGCCGTTTATCGTCAGAGGGATGGTCACATTGAACGCATGGCTTCCGGTAACGGCGGAGGGAACATCGCCGATATTCGTATCAATATCGAAGTCGGTGGGAATGGCGTTCTTCATGTCCTTCTCCACACCCTTCATGGCATCCAGGAACCCAACACCCATGCCCGCGCCCATGTTCTCGCCGATACCGGCGAACACTGTGGACGGGGAGTGGATACCCAGGAACCCCTTCACGCCGTCTACCAGACCGCCCACCCAGCTCGTCACTTTATCGGACAGCCAGGAAATCATGGAGGAGATGCCGTCCCACAAGCCCTTCACCAGATTGGCGCCTACATCCACGATGTCAGGAATGGAACCGGTGAAGGCATCCACGATGCTGGCGATGATCTGCGGCACGGCCTTGACAATCTCCACGATGATGGTGGGCAGGTTTTCGATAAGGGCCACGAACAGTTCCACGCCAGCCAGGATGATCTTGTCGATGTTCCCAATGAGCGCGTCCACGATGCTGGAAATGATCTGGGGGATCGCTTCCACGATGGTTGTGATGATTTCCGGCAGATTTTCAATGAGCGCCACCAGAAGTTCCACACCGGCATCGATCAGCTGGGGGATGCTCTCCACGATGGCGGTGAGAATGCCCTCGATGATCTGCGGGATAGCCTCCACGATAGCGGAAATGATCTCAGGAAGGGCTTCCACCAGAGAGGTCAGCAGTTGAATCCCGGCTTCGATGATCTGCGGAATCGCACCGAGCAGGAATTCGATGATCGCCGAGATAATATCCGGCAGAGCCTCCACCAGAACGGGGATGGCCTCCAGCAGCCCCTGGGCCAGTCCGGTAATGAGCTGGAGTGCAGCCTCCAGCAGCAGCGGCAGATTCTCGATGAGCGTCTGTACGATCTGGGTGACAATCTCCACCACCTGTGGAATCAGTTCCGGCACTGCCTCCGCGATACCCTGGGCCAGAGACACGATGATCTGCATCCCGGCCTCGATGAGCATGGGGAGCAGCTCCACCAGAGCGGCGATCAGCTGGGTAACGACCTCCGTGATGGTGGGCATTAGCTCCGGCACGGCTTCCAGGATGCCTTGGGCCAAGGACTGGATGATGGCGGGCGCGCCAGCCAGGACCGCCTCGGCGATGGTGCTGATGAGCGTGACCACTTGGGGGACCATGGCGCTGATGCCCTCGATCATGGAGGTGACGCCGCTCTCGATCTCCTCTGCCGCATTGTCGTTTCCAGCAATCAGGTCGGAGAAACCGTCCATGAGGCTGATGAGGCCGGGGAGCATATCTGCGGTGATTCTGTTTTTCAGCCCTCCGAAGGTATTGTTGAGCCTGCTGAGGCTATCCTCGAAAGCGGCGCTGGCGGCAACGGCCTCATTGCTCATGACCATGCCGTAGTCCTGGGCCTCCTGCTTGAGCGCCTCGGTCTCCGCAACGGTCATATTGAGGACTGCCGCCATATCCGTGGCAGATTTGCCCAGCAGGTCGGTGGCGGCGCTGGTGCGGTCCGCTCCGGCTTCCATATCCTGCAAAGCGGCGACCACGAGATTTAGCTGCTCCTCCTGGGACAAACCGTTTAGCTGCTCAATAGACAGCCCTACAGCATTCAGCTTCTCTGCGGCGGAGGCCGAGCCAGCGGCGGCATCTGAGATCACCCCAGAGAGGGTCTTCATCCCGGCCTGGAGGTTATCCACGTTCGCACCGCTGCGCTCGAATACATAGGCCCACTCCTGGTAGGCTTCCGCACTGATGCCGATTTTCTGGGACATCTTGTCGATCTTGTCCCCAGCGGTGGCAGTCTCGTTCGCCATGTCCCAGATGGCTTTGCCAGCCGCGACAGCGGCAGTGCCGATAGCCGTGAGCGCGGCGGCGGTGGCCTTGCCGATGGTACCGAGGATGCTCTTGAACTTCTCAAACTTGCCCCCGGCATCCTCCGCCGCATCGCCGCTGTCCTCCAGGGCATCCACAAAGTCGCTGGTGCTGTCCCCGGCGGCATCCATTTCATCCGTCATGCCCTGGATGGCCTGCTCGTTGCCGGACAGCTCCCGCTCCATGCTGTTGAGGGCGGCTTCGGCGTTGTTGAGCTGTATCTGCCAGTTCTGTGTGCGGCGGTCATTCTCGCCGAAAGACTCGGCGGCGTTGTCCAGCGCGGCACGGAGGGTGTCAATCTTCTGATGCTGTGCCTCGATCTCCCTGTTCAGCACCTGGTTCCGGGCGGTGAGGGCTTCCACAGAATTGTCATTTTTGTCAAACTGGGACTGTACCAGCTTCATCTCGGAGCCGAGGACTTTGAAGGACTGGTTGATTTCTGAAAGGGCCGATTTGAATTCTTTCTCGCCTTCCAGACCGATTTTCAGTCCGAAATTATCTGCCAACTACCTCGCCTCCTTAGAACCCTGCTGGGATGATGTCGTCAATGGAAAGCTCCCGCTGGGGCTTGGCCCAGCCCATGAACTGGCGGTGGCACTCCCACAAGTCCAGCAGCAGGCCAAACGGCATCAGCCACACCTCGTCCTGGGAGAGATGAAGGTGGGCGACGCCGTAATAGAGCAGCCGGGTAAACAGCTCCTCACTGCTTACCCGGCCTGTGTGTTTTTTGAATCACTCTCGCTGGCAACATTCCGCTTGGTGCCGCGGTACATGGCCTGCATGATGGCATTCTTGCATCCGGCGAGGTCATAGGGGGAGGTGAGCAGTTCCACTGCCTCGGCGGTCAGCTCCGGCCTGCGCTCATCCGGATGCTTCAAATTGTGTACCAGGATGCTCTGATTCGCCAGCAGCGTGATGAGCCAGACGATCTCGTCCAGGGCCATCTCGAAGTTCTCGGACTTCATCAGCTTATCGCCCAGGTTCTCCAACCCGCCGTATCTGGCGGCGATCTCCTTGGTGGCTTTGGTAGTCAGCAGCAGGGCATACTCCTCGCCGCCAATCTCAATGGTTGCAGTACGCTCCGTATCCATCATCATTCCTCCTCTCCGTATGCAGGTTCGTACACTTCATCGTACCAGCCTGTGATAGTGGCAGCGGCAACGTCCGCATCGCCCTCGGTGACCTCCGCCTTCCAGGGGTGCTTGCCGCTGGCGTCCGGCTTGTTCCGGCGCAAGACGGTCCCCTCGATGGTAGGAGTGGAGAAGGTGATGCCGTCACCCTTGGTCGCCAGGTTGGTGGCGGGAATGCCGAACTTCACCCGGTAGAGCCAAAAATATCTATAATTTCCGTTCGCCTTCTTCGCCCGGAAGCCAATGGCGACAGGACTGCCGCCATCCTCGCTGGCAGAGATCACCACATGGTTGCTGTCGATGGTGGAGCCTGTGAGGACAGAGGCCACTTCTGCACCCAAATCATCCACGCCCAGGGTCAGCTTGCCGCTCTTGAACTCCTTGACGATTTCCGCCGCGCCGTCATCCGCATAGAGCGTGGCTTCTGCCAGCTCCATGGAGAGGTCTGCGGAGATTGCCTTTGCAAGCTGGCTCGGTTTGCCGTAGGTTTCCAGACCGTCGGCGGCTTCGGTGATGGGCGCGTAGTACAGTTTGTCGAGGCCAATCGTAGCCATAGATCATACCTCCAATTCGTAGGATTTCGCCACATCGATGGCGTAATGAAAATAGCCGGTATCGTCCTCGTGACCAATATACCGGCGGTCTGTGATGTCGATGTCCGCAGCCAGGAGAGCGCCGACGATCTGATCCCGCCGCTCCACATAGCTACCCTTGGCGTAGAGGGAAATCCGCACCTCCTGGACATCGTACTGGGGGCGGTTGTCCGCATGGAGGGCAAAGAAATCCACCAGCGGGGTGAGGATCAGGTATTCGTCCGGGGCAGGTCCGGTGAATACACCAGTCTCCAACGGAATACCCAGAGAATCCGCCAGTGCGTTCAGTTCGACCAGCAGGCTCACAGTTTGCCCACCTCCTCCTCGAAAGTCTGCTGCATGGCGGCGGTACAGGCGGCACGGGACGCCGTTTTCGCTGGTTTCAAGAAGGGCTTTGGCGGCTGGCCGTGCTTGCCATACTCGATGATGTTGGCGATTTTGGCGTTGCTCTCACCGTCTGAGCGGGGTTCGGCGAAGCCGACTTTGATATTGAGGACGCCGCCCGCATCCTGCCTGACCTCCGAACTGCCAAGCGATTGCAGCAGCTCACCCGTGGAACGGGACGGTTCCTGCGTCCCGCTCCCTATAACCGCCTGCAAATTCTCGCGGATTTTTGCCTCTACCACCCCCGCGCCAGCCTCCAGCATCTTCGTGCAGATGGCATCCGTCTGCTCACCCAGCCGGGTCAGTTTCTTCAAAAACTCATCCGGCAGCTTTACCGTCACTTCAGCCACTGGCCGTCACCTCCTTTGCCAGCACCTCCAGATACATCCCCCGGCCCTTCACGTCCTCTACGCTGGTGATATTGAACCGTGTATCTCCGCAGCGGATCACCATTGCGGTGGTGATCTTCATGCCGGGGATGCACCGGAACCGGAAGAGGTCCGTGGCTTCGGAGAAAGCGGCGCGGTTGGCCCACTTCTCGCTGCCGTGCCGCCCCTCCTGGTAGGCCCGGACAGAGGCCACCACCACATCCTCTGTGGCGGCGAACCCCTCCGGGTCCTTGGTTTTCTTCTGCTCCACGATGTCAATGAAGGTGTTCATCTTCCCGAAACTCATGTCACACCTTCCGTTCCCGGTCCAGCCGCAGCAGCAGATTGACCGTGTTCCAGACCTGCTGCGCGGCATTGGTGTTGTCCGCGAAGAAGCCGCCTGTAGAACCGTCTCGGCTTTCGTAGAAATGGCTGGCCAGCATAATGACCGCCTGCTCCGTGGTGGGAGGCATTGGGTTCTCATGGTAGTGACCTTCCGGGATGTGCTGGTAACTCTCCGCATAGGAGATTGCGGCGGTGATGTACTGCGTCAGCAGCACATCATCCGCGTCATGGTCTAGGATAAGATTCGCTTTGACCTTATCGAGTAAAGCATCCATCAGGCCGATGCCCCAGCCTTCTGCTTCAGCACTTTGATAGCCTCCGGCAGAATCAGCTTGCCGTCCACCCGCTGGGAGCCGAGGAAGCCCACCTGTCCGGTGGCGGCATACAGTTCGTTCAGCCGCTTGAAAGAGCGGCCCTGGCGGTCTGCCACCCAGTAGTAGCCGAAGTCGCCAAAGGCGATGGTCTTGGCCCCGGCAGCGATGGCGGGCATGAAAGCAGAAGTCCTGACCGGACGGCCCAGGATGGTGTCCGGGGCGTTGGCGATGAGGCCAGGCTGCCACAGATACTGGCCGTTGTTGTCCTTCAGCTTGCGGATGGCCTTGATGGTGGAGTCGTTCAGCACCCACACGGCCTTCTTGCGGTAAGGCGCATTGAGGCTGTAGAACAAATCCAGCAGCTCATCCGCCGTGATGGCGGTAGCAGATGCGGCAGTGACGCCGGTTTCCGCGCCGCCCTTGTCCGCCAGCACACCCAGAGGCTTGCCGGAACCGTCCCCGGTGAAGAAGGCTTCCTCCTCCTTATTGCCAATGCGCCGTGCGAACTCCCTGGCAATGTAGTTCTCCAAATCGAACACGCTGTCGTTGAGCAGCTCCTCGGAGACCTTGATCATGGTCCCCAGTTTGTAGGCCCCGATAGAAACCTGACCGAAGGAGTCATCGCTCTCGGTGAAAGCGCCGCCCTCATCGATCCAGTCAGCGGTCCCCTTGGAAGCTACCACGGGGATCTTCCGGTCGCCGCTGGAGGTTTGAATGATGTGAGCAAGCTGCCGGAAGATGTTCTCTTCCTCCAGCGCCTCCACCAGAGTACGCTCATACTCGTCCGGCACCAGAAAACCGCCCTCGGCATCCGCGCCGATACGGAGCGCGTCCATCACATGGGGCATGGGGACCTTGGAGCGCATAGCGTTCCAGAAGTTGGAGCGGTACTCGTCCGAGGCGCGGCCCGTCCTATCCTCCGCAGCGCCAGCCAGAGGCCGGGAAGTGAGAGGGCTGGCGGTGGGCTTGGACAACTCGGCGTCCAGTGCTTCCTGCCGCTCCAGACGGGTGATCTCCTTGCCCAGATCGGTGATGTCCTGCTCCATGCGGGTGTAGGCGGCATCGTCCTCGGCAGACAGGACACCCCGGTCGTTGCGGTGGCTGTCCAGGAAAGCCTTTGCAGCCTCCCATGCCTTGGCCCGCTTCTCGCGCAATTCCAGAATGGTCATGATGTGTTCCTCCTTAAAATTTCAAAAGATTGAGCCGCTCCATCAGCGTGTCAATGGAACGGCCCGTGGGCTTGGGATGTTCAATTTTGCACTTCTGGGTAATCTTCCCCATGAGGGAATTGACTACCGCTACCGGAGAGTACAGCATGGAGCCAGCGGGCGGGGCCTCGTCCTCCGCCTGGGCGCGGGACAGGATGCCGTCCGCAAAGCCCAGCTCCACCGCCTTGTTCGCGTCCATCCAGGTTTCACTGTCCATGAGGTGGGACAGCTTGGCGCGACTGAGGCCGCTCTTAATCTCGTAGGCATTGATGATGGAGTCCTTCACAGCATCCAGCATGGCGATGGCCTTCTCCATATCCCCGGCATCGCCCCAGGCGATGGTGGCGGGGTTGTGGATCATCATGGTGGACACCGGGGACATCAGCACCTTGGTGCCAGCCATAGCGATGACGGACGCGGCGCTGGCGGCGATGCCGTCAATTTTCACAGTCACATCATGGGGGTAGTCCATGAGCATATTGTAGATTTGCGCCGCCGCCACACAGTCCCCGCCGGGGCTGTTGATCCAGACGGTGATGTTGCCGGAGCCGCTCATCAGCTCGTCCTTGAAAAGCTGCGGGGTCACGTCATCGTCATACCAGCTATCCTCGGCGATGGTGCCGTTGAGGAACAGCGTCCGTTCCTCCGGGGCCGTCTCCGTCGCCGCCTTCACTTTCCAGTTCCAGAATTTTTTCATCGGAATCTTCCTCCTCTCCAGTTGATGTAGATTTTGCAAAAGCCCCGGCATCTTTCAGCGGGAGCATATTGCCGTTGATGAGATACAAATCACCGCCTTCCTCGGCGGGG